CCTGGCACTGATCCCATAATACGCGAGGGATGAAACCCTCGCGTACCACCCATCCTAGGGTATCACGTACCCTAGCTGTCGTGGTAACGTCTGAATCGTAATCGATTCGGTCCGCAGGAAGTTCAAATATGAACTTTCTAAACCTCGACAGCCCGCTACGGTCATACCTACCACGTTTTGCAATAAGCTTACGTGTGTAATACTCAACTTGGTGGGTGTTAACATTCCATCTAGATTTTAGATGGGAGAAGTCGTCACCCACATAGGAAGAGAGACCGTGACGGGTCCGCATCACGTGCTCGATAGGCAAGTTATTTCTTAGCCTACCGAGCTCCTCGTCCAACACGGCTGCACAATTCCAAAAGCCTTTTTTCCAAAGGTTATTGGCTGTGTCAATCGTAGCGGAACGTGATTGCGGAGTACTGGCGCCAAAACGTTTGACCTTAACAGGGGTAATATCATAACCTCTGAAGAAGTCACCTCCACAGGATTCACGAAAGAATCCAGTAGAGTAGCTTTTCTCCTCATTGACCCTTAGGCCAAGAAGAGTAAGCAAACGTATGACGGCGCTGCAATGTTCGGAGGGACAGATAATGTCATCTCCAAACACCTGAGCCTTTCCGGCAAAGTCCATCATCCTCGAAGGATTTCCTTCCGTTAGTACGGAAAGAACTACTAAAAGGTAGATGACACTCTGCACAGGAAATGTGGTTGCTGTCCCTTGTGTCGCAAACTTCCGTAAGAGAAGATACGACCAAGCTCCAACTCCCGTGGTGTTCTTGACGTAGCGCGTACGATGCGCATGGAGCGCCCTCAGAAAGGACGAATTCCTGCGAAAAGCACGTTCTACAACGAAGCACGACAGGCGGTCGGACGCTGACTTCAGATCTACTGTTGCCAGCGCCCCATCGAGAGAGCCAATCCGAGCTAACTCCTGCGAAGGAGCTTGATTCCGGAAGGAGATGTATCTGGAATATTCTTTCCATATATGATCCTCTAGAAAAGTACGAGAAAGTTGTTGGAACCATTGATGTTCACACGGTTCAGCGGCAATAAGCCGTGGACCACGTGAATCCTTTGGCACACAAATTAACCTACTCGGCAGCTCGTGATTGACTGGCTGAAAACTCAGCAAGCCATCCCCGCAGCCACCTGATAGGAAGCTGCTAGGGAAGACACGTCTGAGTTTAGTGCTCATATACATCGGGTCATATTTATCGACCGTAGATGGACCATGAGCAACAGCACCCGGCCCATGCCTCATACCCCAATCGACTACGGAACCGCGCTTTCGTCGTCCGGCATCTTTGCGGATGCAGGTGACGGAGAACGGGTTGAACCGTCCAAGCCGTTCAGCGAACGAGTCGCATATGGCCTGAAGATTGGCGAGTAAGATTGCGTCGCGGTTATCGGTCGTTCGTTCCCTACCTCCGAAGAGGTCGGGACCAGACGCACGAATATCAGTATCCACAATGTCACAAAAGTGAACAGAATGGATATGGCTATCACCGCCAAGATCATCCTTCCCCCAATCGAGGGAGGGTTCTCTTGTGTCGCGTTCGATTTCATAAAACTCCTCAACTGCTCTAGATGAGCGGGCTGTGGAACATGTGAACTCGAACTTCTTCCATATGACAGAAATCTGTCGTATGAAAAGAATTGAGTCAACGCAAGGCTCACTCAGTATGAGTCCAGCATTATCGAAAATTCGACTCCATAGTCCCCAGAGAAATCTGGGCACCTTGGACTTAGAGGAACGCACTCGTGAGAGTGGACCACTAAGGGTGAGTCGACCGACCTTGAGACCATGCAATAGCATACTATCAAGATTGGGGAGGTCGTGGAAGAATACCCCAAGACCTCTATTCTCGACCGTACGGGAAAGCGTGAGAGAATCTCTCTCAAACTCCCTCGCAAGCGCTGGATATGCGCTACTAGCGTCCCTAATGAGACCTAGTACCATGTCCTCCATAAGTCTTATCTGGCTTTTCACGGTATGTTATCCTAAGATACCGTCCAGCCAAATACCCTGTCGCTTACAGCACAGGAATCCGGTCAGGATTCCCAGGCTGCCAGACGAGCAATAGTTTCATCGCTCGAAAGGAATTCAGCGACGCCACGGACTACGTTCTTGAAGTCCGGATTCGAAGAATTCGAATCGGTCTCGAAGACGAGATAGGCCTTGGCCTTGTAAGGCTGTACCGACGCGTCATCGCCGGGATGCACATATGTCATCTCGACGTTATGACGATCGACGGAAATGCCGGCGCGCGACTTGTCCGAATATTTGGAATGCCGAATATTCAGTGAAGTCACATCCCCGTTCGAAGAACGGAGACGATACTCCGAGGAGTACGCGTCCTGGTTAATTCGAGTGACCGTAAGGCCGCCCGAAGTACCCCAGAAAACAGGAATGGTATTTGCGAACATATGGAAGAATCCTTGCCAAAAGAGGTGATAGAAAAGCTCACCTCCGCGTTATTGACAAGGAAGCGAGGATGGATGCGTGTCCATTAGTTAGTGGACTTAATGACGCACCCAGAGAAGGATAGACGAGGTCCCTACGTTTCGTTTCATATTCCGCATAAAACGGAGTGAAACGAACCGATGAGGGACCGTTGTAACCGTGAGTCTGAACAGTCGTTTTGGTATGTGTGCAAACGCCCACAGGACCATGACTGGCTCCAACAACATTGCGATTGGCCATAAGCCAATCACCGACGTTGGAATACCAATCGATAAGCCATGACCAGGGTATTAATTCCCAAACCGTAGCGAAATCGATAGTCAGACCTAATGCGGCTTTAACCGCACCACGGTAACCCTCAAGATTGGTTTGCGGAAAATCCGCATCAAGCTTCCACTCGGTGAAAGCCCAACGATCGACCTTGGTATGCCAGGTTTCCTGCGTTGTTACGTAGGCCTGGTGGGAAGTGTTAACTAGCACCTCCTGACTGCGGTCGGCAGTACCACTCTTGACGCCCCTTTTTGCCTTCTTGATCCCAGTCTCCCGTAAGCGCTCAAGCTCTTTAATCCTTCGTTGGACCGTAAGAGCGAAGAGTGCCATGTTAGACAGATCACTGGCTAAGGGTTTTATCTCAAATTGATATTTCAAATTGAGATTAGCACCTTTACGCAAGATGCTATCACCCTTAATCCTCAGGAGATGGGGAAGATCCCCAGCCTGAAGAATGAATGTTGGTAAATCCACGATAGGCGCTGACGGGTTAGTATCCGCTAGCATCTTCACGGCAACTTCATTCAAGCCCGGCAAATCGATGGGCAAATGTTCGAGACCAAAGCGCCCTTCGTAGCGATTAGCAACCCAATTATCCAAATGGAAATTTGGAGTGTCACCGCTCAAGGACCCACCATTTCTAATGGATCTCTCGACCCAAAAGAACTGGTTGTGATTATCTCCCAATCCGTGACGATCAATCACGAATTCGGAGTCGTCAGCTTTCGATGAATACCCAGTTTCACCGTTCCAGAGACTAGTCGCTGAACCGGTGGGATTAGGGTAATATCGTATTCTTTCTCGATACATTGCCATATCCTTCAGGAGAGAAGCTTACGCTCGGAGGCCGAAAGGCCTC